ATTGAAGATAATTTTACGAATAAAGATGGAGATATTGATATCAGTGAATTGAAATTTAACACAACCGTTCATATATTTGGAATGAAAGTAAATGGTGATTTATATCAAAGCGGTCAAAAAGTAAAAGGTGATTTATATCAAGAAAACCAAAAAGTAAATGGTCATCTGCACCAAGACAGTCAAAAAGTAAAAGGAGATTTATATCAAATTTTTCAAATAGTAGAAGGCGATTTACTTCAAAGTAATCAAAAAGTAAAAGGTAATTTACTACAATTTTGTCAAAAAGTAGAAGGTGAAATTTATAATTAAAACAAAATGACGAAAAAAGAAATATACAATGTTATAAACTGAAAAATATGAATTACTTAGAAATTATTAATGAACTAAACCAAGAACTTTATGAAAAAGTTAATAATCAAATAGAAAGATTGGTGGGTAGAGATTTTAACTACTCTACAAACGGATGTATTGATATTATAAACTTTGGAGAGATTATGATATGGAATAGTGAAATAGATGAAAGAGAATGGATTGAAAGCAAAAACGATTACGAACCATTTAAACCTTTTATAAAACGGATGTATAACGAAGAAATTGAAAAGTTACAAATAGTTAAATTTTAATTACCGCTAACAAGCGAGTAAAGACTAAAATTATGAAAACAAAAATTATTTTTATGATAGTATTATTACTATCATCGTGCAACGTTGAACAAATCAACGATTTAACAGAAGCAATCGAAAACTTGCAGCTTGAAATTAATGATTTAAAAATTGAAATTGACAGTCTAAATTCTGACATCGATAACTTAGAATATGATGTAAACATTATAGAACAAGTACAAGAGATTAACTACGCAAGTCTGCAAAATCAGATAACTATTTTAGCAGAAACTATTGACGAAAATCAAACAGTTTTGCAATCGCAATTAAATGCATTAAACGATTTGGTTGTGGTGTTATCATCACAATTCACGCAGCAACAAGAATTGATTAATGAGATAGAAGTCAACCAAATAACATTGGAATTAGAATTTCAACAAGATTTGGAGAATTTACAAAATGTAATAGATGGACAGATTTCAGATTTAAATTCTTTGATAACCTATGGACAACAAGTAACAGATTCTTTCTTAGAAGAACTACAAGAACAGATAAGTGTTTTAGTTGAATTAACAACACAACAAGCTGAACAGATTACGCAATTACAAGAAACATCTTCAAACAACCCCTTTATTATGTCATTAGTGGTAACATCTAACAACGATGAATGGGGAACTGTTTCACAAAGTTCGGGACAATATCCTTATGGAACTCAATTAACTTTGACTGCGATTCCAAATCGAGAAAAAGGATATAGATTTGTTAGATGGGTTGGTGTGCTTACAAATTCAACACAGAATCCATATACCATAACTGTTACAAGAAATCAAGTAATAGAAGCGATATTTGAACGGTCTATCTTTATACCTTAATATGGTAAAGAAAAAAACAAAAGAAGAAATAGAAGTTAATACATTAAACTATACTGCACTTTCTTGGTGTATGTCTAATGGATACAAGATATATCCTAAACCTATGCCTTCCTGCAAAGGCAGAGGTGAATGTAACCAGTACAAAATAATAATTGAAAGGGCAGGAAAGAAACGAATAGGCGAGAAGGTCTATTCTTACATAGAATGTCAAAACAAAATATGGAAAATTTATGATACGTTATATAGTAAGCAGAAAAACAAAACACATTAGATTTGTGTTACGTCATATTACGTCATTGAATAATGAAATCAATCAGATTTCATTTAAGATGATTCAATCAGAAAAAGGTAGTTTTAAAGAAGAATACTTTGTTGGTAAAATTAGAACAAAAGCTATTCTATTAAAAAAATACAATAGAAGATTAAGAACTCTATCAATATAATGGGAAGAAAACCAATAGAAAGAAAATATTTAAAGCCTACCGATGGTCGTAAGAACAACGGTAGGTCTAAAGGAGAGACTTATAAAAAGCCTACAACACCAAAGACTTACACAAACAAAGCTAAGAAGGAACGTATTACTGCATACGCCATTCACGCTATGAAAGAGACTTTTGGAACAGAGAAGGGTGCTTTTCTTGAATTAGCAAAACAAGCTAAAGAGGGTTCTTTTCCTCACATGAAACTATTTCTTGAATATGCTTATGGTAAGCCAGAAGATTTAGTTGCTTCTGACAATAAGGGTAGAGGTCAGACTTTTAATATACAAAATATATTTACTGGTAACTCTACCGCTACGACACAAGATGACACAGAATTTGAAGTTGTAGAGGATTAATGAGTATATTACATCCAAAATACAATGCACTTGGTGATGACAGTAGGTACTTTGTAATTACTGGTGGTCGTGGTAGTGGGAAGTCATTTGGTATTTGTGTTTTTCTTGTTCTACTTGCTATGGAGGAAGGACACAAGATACTTTTTTGTCGTTGGACAATGATTACTGCTTCTGTTTCAATCATACCCGAATTTTTAGAAAAGTTAGAACTACTTGGTCTTACAGACCAATTCAAGATAGGTAAAGATGAAATAGTAAACATAAAGACTGGTTCTGCTATAATTTTTAAGGGGATAAAAACATCAGCAGGAAATCAAACCGCAAACTTGAAATCACTACAAGGGATTACAACGTTTGTATTAGATGAAGCAGAAGAATTAGTAGATGAAAATATATTTGACAAGATTGACCAATCCGTAAGGGTAAAGACAAAACAAAATAGGGTTATTTTAATACTAAACCCTGCTACTAAAGAACATTGGATTTATCAGAGATTTTTTGCATCTAAGGGGGTGAATCCCTCTACCAACGAACAAAGTCAAGATACGACATACATTCACACAACTTATTTAGATAACAAGAAACATCTATCTGAATCATTCCTTACGAACTTAGAATGGATTAGAAGGAACAGACCCGATAAATACAACCACCAAATACTTGGTGGTTGGCTTGACAAAGCAGAAGGTACAATCTATAATAATTGGTCTGTTGGTAAATTCAACGAGTACGCACCTACTTTGTTTTGTCAAGACTTTGGATTTTCAGCAGACCCAACAGTCTTATGTAAAATTTCAGTTGACAAAAGTAATAAGAAAATATGGGTTAAGGAAATGTTTTCACAAATAGGTATGTCAACCAGGCAAATAGGAGAAGCTAATAAAAAACACGCTATTGGCGATTTAATAATTTGTGATAGTGCCGAACCAAGACTTATAAATGAGTTAAAAGAATATTGTAACATAAAACCTACCGTAAAGAGGATAGGAAGTATATTAAGTGGTATTGCACTCTTACAAGACTTTGATATTATAGTCGATGTTCATTCTGTGAACATCGTTAAAGAATTAAATAACTACGTTTGGCATCAGAGAAATCAAAAGCCTATTGACAACTGGAATCACTTTTTAGATGCAATTAGGTATGGATTAGATTACTTTATGAAAACTGCAAATAAAGGAAAATATGTTATTAGATAATTTTAATAAATGTTTTGTTAGTTTTAAAAAATAATATTATCTTTGCTAAGAATTTAGAAAGACATATAATGGAAACAGTAGACTACGGAAACCCATTCCATAAGGATGAACCAGAAAACGAGTGCTTAGAATGTGGAGAACCTTGCGAGGGAAATTGGTGTTCTGGAACTTGTTTCGAGGCATCATTATTATAGATTTTTTTGTTTTATATATATTTAGTTTTGTTTTAATTTGGAAAGACCCTCACAGAAATGTGGGGGTTTTTTTATGCTTTAATATATTAGGGTCTTTAACATGTTAGGGTCTTTAACACGTGAGGGGTTTTAAATTTCTGTAAATTGCTATTTAATGGCATGATATGCCATAGGATTTGAATTTATTCCACAGCAAAGCTGCCCACATGAAAATGCAGGAAATCGGCTGCAATAGTACAACAAACTTATTTCTTATGCAAATTTATTTTTTAAAATATTTATCATACATTTGCGGAGAATTAAAACAAAATATATTATGATAAATTTAAATTACAGCAGAATCACTAAACTACAAAAAGAAAATGGATTTTCAGAAATGCAAGACCTTATAAACTCGGGTACTGTATGGAAGATGGAAGGGTCAATGGGAAGGGAAGCAATGGATTCCTTACGTTCTGGCGCTTGTATGTTGCCTAAAAAAACTTTTAAAGATTATTATGGAAATACTATTCCTTCAAGAGAACATTTAGAAGATGGTACTTTAGGGACTTTTCAGAATTCAGTAAACTATTATACTAATTATTAAAACAAAATATATTATGAATTTTACAAAATACACTCAAAACTTAACTTATTGTAGCAACTACGTTTATTCGTATAATACCAAAGTTGGTATTATTGATGGCGGCAAATTAATAGTAAATAATTGGTATTCTGTTACTACAAGTAAACATATTAATTATGCTGCAAGGGAATTAAATCTTAAAGTAGTAAGAAATTATTAATTATGAAACAAACCACTAAATTAGTAGAACTACACTTGGAGGACAAATTCTCCAAGTGTAAAGATGTAAGAACAAAAGAACTAAACTATTATCAATACTGTAGGCTAAAGAATGATATTGCGAAAGGTATTGCTTCCTTTAATCAAGTTAGAAGCGGTATCCAGTTCAATTGGACTATAAAAAAGATGATTAACTTATAAAACAAAAAAAATGAAAAACAAAGATGCTTACTACGAAACCCCGAATTATAGACAAATTAAAGTTAAAATGTTACCTCCTACTAACAAGAGAGGCAGAAGAATTAAAATATACGAACCCAAAAGGTATATGAGAGAACCCAATAAATCAGTTTATTTGTCGTTCAACTATGAGATTGATAATGTTTTGGAACAAGCGTACAACTACATTGTTAAGTTAGGTTTTAAACCAGTTGCGAGGTGTAGTGATGTTAAGTGTTTTACTATACTCTGTGATAATTGGGAAGAAGATTTCGTAGAACTAAAATAATAAATGTTATTCCAAAAAAGAGAAAGCCAACTCAATAGTTGGCTTTTTTTATTCTTCTTTAACACGTGAGGGTCTTTAACACGTTAGGGTCTTTAACATATTAGGGGTTTCGCGTGCGTGTGTGCGTGTGCGCGTTATTTATAACAATATTTTTACAATACCAAAATTTTAACATAATTTTAACATTTGATATTTTCACTTTTTTTTTATTCTTGTTTTACTGGTGGCAAAGCTATTTTTTAAGCGCCCAAAAAAAAAGTATTAAAACATTAGGATATTAATTTTTTTTATTGTACGTGCGTTTTTTTGTTTCGTTTTTTTTTATAGTTTTACGGTGTCAAAGGAAATAATCAAACGCCTTTAGAGTTCATTGACAAGTTGTAAGTAACTGAAACCTAACAAGTTACTGCACAATGCGCCCCAAAAAAATCAAGCTAAGCAAAGCTTGGCCTACTTGTTATTTAAAATAAAAGAAATGGAAAAAATACACAAAGATTACTATACAACAATTTATAAGGGTATTGTGATAGATATTTTTCACAATGAAAATAATTGGAGGGTTCAATTTGAAAACGAAAATTTAATTTCCGATATAATCATGCACAACTATTTTAAAAATCACAAAACAAAAATAGATGCATTTAAATGGGCCTCTCATTGTATCGAACAATACTTAATAAGAAAAAACAACTAAAATTAACTATTAAAAACAAAAAAATGATATTAATACAAATCACAATTTCAGTTGCAGCAATTTATATCGGCGCTTATCTATTAACCTTAAAAATCACTAAAAAATGAACAATAATTTAAATTTAAGCCAAAGAACAGGTTCTCCAAGACAAAATATTTTAGATTGGGCGGACAACTTAAAACATTTTTTAAGTGATAATCCTAGTGGATTTAACGAAATGAATAAATCATTTCGTGAATTTTATGATATGGATATCCTTACGGCGCTACAACAAATAAAAACGGACGTCGAAAAAATATCTAAAATTTTGGAGGAAACAGACAAAGCGCATTTAGTAACCTTAAAAATCACTAAAAAATGTTAGAAATTATCAATTATAGAGGATACGAAATAACCCATGAAAAAATCAATAATATTCGATTACTTAAACATAACGGTTTTAAGTGGCGCTATGTTTTCTATACAAAAAAACAAGCCTTAAATAACTTTGTTGAACTATTAAACTCAAGCAAGTGATGAACTATAAAAGCAACCCTATTTTAACCGAAATTTACGTCACAGAACGAAACAACAAATTTTTTGTTAATTACAAAGTACGTAACAAAGTAAGTTCCAGAAAAATATCCTTTCAGCAATACAACGAATTGCTTGAAGCGATAGAAATTAATACAAACCATTAAATTAAAACAATGACAAAAAAAGAATTAATTATAAGATATCTTGAAGATAGCGCAAACGAGAAGCAAATAGAGTTTATATATAACCTGGTTTCTTTGCCCGAATACTGTAACAAATTAGATTTATTAAAATTATCTGGTTTAGACAAAAAAGAAATGAACTTTGACACAGCTTTCCCCATTGGAATATACGACGCAATTAAGCCATATTATAGTAATATCGATAAGGCAAATTTAATCTACGATTATACTACTAATAATTTTGGCGAACTTGTAAACATTAATGATATTTTAACTACTAATATTTTAAACTTAAAAAAATAAATAACATGATAACTATAAATTTAGGATTCGATAAAAATCCACATGCAAATAAAGAAGATATAATACTATTTTTTTCCAACAACTTTATAATCAATTTAGATGCCTTAAATTATAAAGAAGTTGATGCAAAGTATATAAACCCAGAAACAAAAAAAGAAGTGAAAGAAATTACCGCTGTTTTTAATATTCATACAAAGTATCAACTAGATAAGGAAGATATTGACTATAATATCCAACAACTATGCAGCATCTTCAACCAAAACAGCATAGCGTATTATTCAGATATTTTAAACATTAAAAATGTAGTACATAATGTTAGATATACTAAAGAAAAATATATTTTTAATTCTAAATATTTTAAATTTAACTAATATGGTAACATTCGCAAACAACACACTTTATTGTATTACTGGCAAAGATAGAAACGGTAAAAGGTTTAAACCTATATACACAACAAACCCGCAACATTATAATATATACGTTGGAACACTTTGGTATGTTAATAGTAAAACAAACAAGAGACAGAAAATACTCGAATATTTTAATTAATTAATCTAACTAATGAAGCACCTTAACAGGTGCTTTTTTTATGCCTTAAAATTAATATTAAAAAAATATAACTTAACAATTTGTAGAAATAGTTATTTTTTATATATTCGTATCAAATTAATAACAATAAAAACAAAACATTATGAAAATCTTAAACAAGACTAAGAACAGAAAAGCTACCCCTAACGAAATTGCGAAGGCAATAATAATAGACAATCTACAAATGAACTTTTATTTTCACAACAAAGGTGACAAGCTGGAAAATAATACAGATAGTGAAAATCAAGAAATTATACGCCATATTATAAAACATGTACGCGCTATTGAGAAAAAACTAAACTTAACAGATTTCATTGACCTACGGTAAGCAATATAACAACTAATAAAGCGCTATTAATAGCGCTTTTTTTATGCCTTGAATTTT